GGATTTGAAGATGTCGGCAATTGCTGCTGATGTTCTTGCAGCACACAACTTTGCATCTGCTGAAGCGATTGAAGGCATCAATTCCAGATTCGATGAAATGGAAAAGGCCATTGGAATGATTACAGACATCGTGGAAAAGATGGCAGCAAAACCATCTGTTGAACCAACGAAGAAGGTGAACAATCCATTCGCAAAGGCAACATCTGATGCTGACATTGTGGAGAAGATGAGAAAAGCATTGAAGAAGTAAACAAGAAACTAAAACCATAAAAAACAAAAATCATGGCATTTGATACTTCAGGCTTATCAGCCTATGTTGAAGAACAAAATTTTCCACTACTTACCAAAGCGTTGGCAGGTGGACGAACTGCTGAACTAATTACCAAGCAGACAGGAGTGAAGGGCGAGACTGCTCTGAACTTGATGGATGTGGATGCGGTCATGGCACAATCTGGAGCAACCTGTTCATTTGATGCAACAGGAAACGATGTGACATTCACGCAAAGAAACATCAATGCGAAGCACGTACAAATCAACATGGAATTTTGTCCAAAGAAATTGGAAGGATTCTATCTTCGCAGCCAATTGGCACCTGGAGCAATCCAAGATTCAATGCCATTCGAAGAAATGTTCAGCAACTATCTTGTTGAGAAAATCCAAGATGAAATTGAAAAAATCATCTGGCAAGGTGATGACACATCTGGAAGTGGCAACCTTGCAATGTTTGATGGTCTATTGATTCCAACTGCATCATTCACAGATTGCAATACAACAGCATACGATTCAAGTGTGTTGACTTCATTGGAAATTGGTGACATGGTTGAAGCAATTCAGCGTGTTTATGCAATCACACCATCAGCAGCAGCAGCACAGCCAGATTTCAAGATCTTTGTTGGTCTTGATAAATTCAGACTACTTGCAGCAGCATTGCTTTCTGGAAATGGATTGACAAGCGGTGGCGGACAGCTTGCATCATATCAGTCTGATTTCGATCCATTCAGAATGGTATATCCAGGAACAAACATTGAAGTGATTGGTGTGAACGGATTGACAGGACACAATGGTGTCTATGGTGCATCTTTGAGCAACCTTGTTCTTGGTCTTGATCTTGAAGAAGATTCAAGCAACCTTGAAGTTTGGTATTCTAAGGACAACAGAACTATCCGTGTGGCTTGCGAGTTCATCATGGGAACACAAGTTGCCTATCCAGACCAAGTTGGTAAAGTAGCAATTTAAGGATTGCATTGAATTGATTCAAAAGGTGGTGGCAGCAATGCCATCACCATCACTAAAAAAAACAATTAGCAAATGAGCTGCCCATTAACATCAAATTTTGCATTGCCATGCCGAGACAGTATCGGTGGCATCAAGAAGTTATACATTGCAAGTTTGGCTGATTACGAATCATTAGGTGAAACAGTTAGCGGTGGAGACATCACAGCTTTTTCAACTGCATCTTTGGTTTTCCAATCGTATGAGCAACTGAAGGAAACTTCAGCAGTCACGGAAACCATCACAGCATCTATTCAGAATGGAACTGTGTACATGGCACCAGAAGTGACTGTTGTGCTTCCAAAGTTGGCAACTGCTACACGTGACGAAATCAAACTGTTGGCGCAGAATCGTGTTGTGATTATGTACACAACAAATGACGAAACACCAAACACGTTTGTAGTTGGAAGAACCAATGGTCTTGAAATAACTGCCGGAACAGCAGCAACAGGAACAGCATTTGGAGATCTTCAAGGATATACATTGACATTCTCTGGCATGGAGCCTGCAATGTCATTGAAGTTAACACCTACAATAGGAACTGTTCAAGATATGATTGATTCCGTAACAGTCGTGTAAGAAATTTTCTTTTCTCTCTCTGTGTTAGGAAGGTGTGGCATTACTGCTGCACCTTTCTGCGTTTTGGCACAATCTGAACCATTTGCTATTTAAAGAAAAGCACAACAACAATGGCAAGCACAGTAACACCAAGCACGGCAACAATAACTATTTCAGAAGGTCTGACATTAGGTGGCGTTGATCGTGGCGGTTCACATACACGAACGATTGAAAACATTGCAGAAGCTGACAGGCGTGTGATGACTGTCGATTCTTCCAATGAAATTGATTTGATTGAATTGAACAGCGATAATGGACAGGGCAAGTTTGTCAGAAGTTCAATAAAGTATATCAGAATAACGAACTTGGACAACACCAACTTCATCCGTGTACGTTTCAAGAAAAGTGGAGCAGAAACTGCTGACGTAAAAGTTGACGCAGGTGCCACATTCATGCTATCATCTGGCAGCATGGATGCAGACACGGCCGCAGGTGCATTCAGCGCATTCGTTGACATCGACAACATCAGCGCACAATCTGATACAGCAGATGTGGACATTGAATATGTTGTTCTTTCGGTGTGATAAACATCGAACGAAATAGCACCAATGAAGTGGCTGTGACCTTGACCGAATACGGCACAGCAACATACTATCTGTTTGAATTGAAATCAGACACAACAGAAGGTGTGCAATATTGTGTGGCACAGGACACGTCAACATTTCCGAACAGATTCAATCAATTTGAAATCACGGAAGTTGGAAGCGGCACACCAACACCAACAGCAGGAGAAGTGAAATTAGGCAATGATGGCCAATGGCGATACTACATTTATGCGAACAGTTCATCATCAAATCTTGATCCAACAGGATTGAATCTTCTGGAACAAGGAATCGTGAAGGTAATTGGCACACCTGCACCATCTGAAGTGTACACAGGTGGAAACCAAACATACACAGTTTATGGCGAATAGTCTAAGCATATTGAACTTTGAAGCAAATGTTGTTCCAGAATTTAAGGAACAGCGTGGCAAGGATTGGATTCTGTATGGTTCGGAAGGCGAATACAAAAATCGTTATCCAGACTTCCTGTTGGAATTATACAGGAACAGCGCAAAGCATCATGCTATCATCAACAGCAAGCGTGATTATGTTTGTGGCCGTGGATGGTCCATTGATACGGATGGAATGACAACTGTCATGAAGGCCAAGATGGAGCAGTTTGTGAAGCATCCGAATCAATATGAATCTTTGGATGACATCTTGGTGAAGGTGGCACATGACTTGGAACTGTATGGCGGCTATGCTCTGGAAGTTATCTATGACAGCATTGGCGAAAAGATTGCGGCAATCTATCATGCAGATTTCGCAAAGTATCGTGTATCTGATGATGGCTATTGTTACTATTACAGCGATGATTGGTCAAAGTACAATCCAGAAGTTGAAAAGATAGAAGCATTCAATTGGAAGGAACCAGGTGGCAAGCAGTTGCTGTATGTGAAATCCTATCAACCGAACTGCCAATACTATCCATTGCCATCATATCTTGGTGCCATAAATTACATTGACCTTGACAGAAAGGTAAGTGACTATTTCAACAAGGGAATTTCCAATGGTTTCATGGCCGGAACACTTTTGAATTTCAATTCTGGCATTCCGACCGAAAGCGAGCAACAGGAAATTGAACGAATGGTGAAGGCCAAGTTCACAGGAACAGACAATGCCAACAGCATTCTTCTGAACTTTTCCGATTCGCGTGAACGGTCTGCTGAAATTCAGCAACTGAACAGCAATGACTTTGATAAGCGATTCGATTTATTGAACAAAACCATTCAACAGGAATTGTATGCAGGTCATCAGATAAGTGATCCTGCATTGTTCGGAATAAAGGAAGAAGGAATATTCAGCAGCAGGAACCAATTGGTTGACAGCTTTGAATTATTTCAGAACACCTATGTGAACGCACGGCAACAGTTTATTGAACGCACATTCAATGATTTGGCAGCATTGCAAGGATTGGAAGGAAGACTGACCATCAGCGACACGGAACCAATAAGTGTTCAGTTCTCTGAAAGCACAATAGTGTCTGTGATGACAGCGAACGAAATTCGTGAACGTGTTGGTCTTCCAAAATTAGAAGAAGAACAGAAAGTTGAAATTGAAGCATCAGCACACATCTGCTGCAAATCATCAGACAGCAAGGAAGATGATGAACGTGTTCTTGAATACCTACGAAACACAGGCAGCTTTGAACACAAGGTTGTGGCTGACAGAAGATTCAAATTCGATAGTTTTGAAACTGCACACATCCGTGAATCTGAATGTCTGAAGTATTGGTTCAGCGAAATAGGACCAATAGAATCAGCAATCCTGGACATCTTGGTCAAGGAACCATCAACACCATTCCTTGCAATTGCAAGAAGTTTGCAGATCACGAATGAAAGATTGATGACAGCCATTCAGACATTGAATGAAGCGAATGCCATCAACATTGTAATCAAGGAAATTGCAGGCAGCACACAGCGAGTTGTTGACGTGACTGCTGAAGGCAAGCGGATAATCGAAGATATCGAACCTGTTGAAGAAGAATTTGGCATCGGTTACGTTTATGACCTACGGCCAGAATTGAAGCAGAAAGGCGAAGCATTGACCATTCCAACATCACGTGATTTCTGCATTGATTTGCTACGTGAAAGCAGACCATCAAATTGGCGTTCAGAAGATGTTCAAGAAATTGGTCCGAATTACACAGGCAAAGTGTGGACCTTGGAAGAAATCCAAAGACTTGGAATGGAAGAAGGCCGAAATGTCTGGAATCGTGGCGGTGGATGGTGGGGCAAATCAATCCATTGCAGACACGAATGGAGACAGGTACTAATTACTAAACAAGCGAACTGATGGCAACACCTGTTCTGTTTATATCCGAATCGTATTTGAAAGACAGCACATTGCTGCATGAGAATATTGACTTCAAGTATCTTCGGCCTGTCATCATCATGTGCCAAGACATCTATGTGCAGCCAAAGTTAGGCAGTACATTGTACGATGAAATAAAGACACAGATCATTGGCAACAGCTTGACAACTGAAAATCAGACCTTGTTGGATGACTACATTCAGCCATGTCTTAGATATTGGATTGAAAGCGAAGCACCAACAGCCATTTCATACAAGTTCTTGAATAAAGGCTTGATGCAGCAGTCATCTGAGAATGCAAGCACATCATCACTTGATGAAATCAACTTCATTAGTCAGAAGTACAGAGACAAGGCTGAATGGTATACAGAACGATTGGTCAGATTCCTGTGCGAAAATGCATCAGACTATCCTGCGTATCAATCACCAGATTCTGGCCTTGATGTGATTCGTCCGGAAAAGGACGTGTATAGCACAGGCATCTTCTTGGGCAACAGATACAGGTCCAGAAGTTTGCAGGACAAGTACAGAGACGGATACATTGACTACTGATGGCGAAGGGAATTAACAAGAAGAACATCGAAAAGCTGAAGAAGTTTGTACACGCTGAACAACATATTCGAACTAATCGAAACACAGGCCGACAGCCATCTGCAGATCAAGCAGTACGGACAAGGTGATGTGTGGGAATTACAGCCAGAAGAATTGGATTACGTTGTTCTATGGGCAATTGAACAAGGTGCATCTGTTACTGAACGAACATTGACCTATGACATCAGATTGATCTGCATGGACCGAGTTCTTCCAGGTGAAGAAAATGAACACGAAGTGATGAGCGACACGATATTGATATTGATGGATTTCGTGGCATACTTCAGACAACTGCACACGGAGAAGTTGAGCATCCAAACATCAGTACAATTCGAACCATTCACAGAAAGATTCACAGACAAGGTTAGCGGACATAGTTGTGTGCTGTCAATTACACAGCCATTTGCGTATGATCGCTGCCAAATACCAATAAGCTAAAAATTAAACCATGCAATACCAACAAAAAGCAATTGCAAGCAAAGGAA